CCAGTTAATCCCGTGTATCTACATTTGAGGACTTTTGTTTTAATAGTGTTCCGCTCTTCAACATTATCCGACCCAACATTTCTAGCAAAAGCGATAATGTCCATAGAAATTTGTTTAATAGAGCCAGAGCCTCTAATGTCATCCATTGATGGGAGTTTTCCTTCTTCAAAACTTTTTCCTTTATTATCTGTTTTACGTAAGTGACTAATAAGACCAATCCAGACTTCATGCTTTTTAACAAGTCTAAGAAGATCATTCATAATTTTATCTATTGCTTCGTTTCCAGTGAGTCCTTCAGTGCCTTCCGAAGCGAGGATAGTGATGTGGTCAACAAATAAGTATTTACAACCACTAAGGCACATATACTCCAAGAAATCCATGATGGATCCGTCTGATATACTACCCTGATGATCAAGCACCAGAACACGATCAGAGTCGAATATGCGGTCAAATCCCACCTTGAGATCTTCAATAGGGATTTCTTCATTCGCAGGGTTGCGATTAAGTGCCATACCTGCCATTTTACGGGCAGTTTCAGCAGGAGACTCTTCAAGCGAGATAATACCGATTTTATCATCTGTTTTCTCCAATAAGTCAAGGGCTATTTCTCTTAATAGGGTTGATTTACCTGAACCAGTACCTGAAGTCCATAAGGTAATTTCGCCAAAGCGCATACCTTTTAATTTGTCATTAAGACCTTCCATATAATCAGGATACGGTACAGATTCAATTTCATTATAAGCTTCTAATTGATGCCATAGTTGTTCTTTAGTAAGTATACCTGCAGGTGTATAATCTACTGCATTATATATAGTCTTAATTACACTATCAGGATCTTTAATCCAAAGATCACTTGCATCTTTTTCATTAGACTTAGCAATTTTAATTTTATCATAACCAATGATACGAGCAGCTTCTTTTGTAGCTTCTCTCCCTGCATCATCATTATCAAGCCATAAAATTACTTCATCAAAGTTTCTAACCCAATCTCTTTCTTTAATAAGGTCTTTAACACTAGAAGCAGATCTTAAAGATACTACGGGGTAAAAGGTTTGATATCGCTTGTACCATGCAGATTGCACTGACATAGCATCAAGCTCTCCTTCGCAGATAACAAGTCTTTTTCCTCCACTATACAATTGTTGTCCAAACAAGCCACTTCTAACGGTTCCAATCGAGGTAAAATCTTTAGGTAATTTTCGGACTTTATATCCTGAGAGTTTGTCTCCGTCATAGTAGGGATAATAATGAGAATCAATATTACCATCAATATCATAAGCAACCTTAACACCGTAATGTTCAGATATTTGGCGACGAATATTACGCTCTTTAAAACCACGAGAAGTGAAGTCATGTTCTACCTCTTTGAGCTTGGTAGACCAATCTCTAGTTAATGTTTGTTGTTGCATATGTTCCTCTTTAGGAGCTAAAAAGTTGCTTCTACATGAAAAACAAAAAGCTGATTGATCATCATAAATTTGTTTTGCATCACTACTTCCACATTTTTCACATGGTTGATTACGAGTTACTATTCGACCCATTATTGTTATCCATAGTTAATTCAGCTACAAACTTACTTAGTTCTTGAGCAAATAAATAAAAGACTATTGCAATTACTGGATCAAATACATTAAACTTAAATGTATAATCTATTAATCCAAATAGCAATGCAGCCATTCCAGCAATCCATAAGGCTGGAGCTATAGGTGACATTATAAATACCTCTTTTTTAATTTGTTAGGATATCTCTTAGTAGATTGTTTGGGAAACTCTTTTGGTACAAATCTTATAGCTGCAATTTGCCTATTATAAAATCTAGGTGTGATACTATCTGATAAATACTCTGTCATGCAACCGCAGACCATTTGTAAGTAAGCTTCAGCATAATATAAACCACCTTTTGTTTTATAAAGATCTATCATTTCAAACTTAAATTTAGATTTACCATATTTACTAATATCTTTTTTTAAAGTTTTAGAAGATCCCATATAAGTTTTCCATGACATAGCTTTACCGTATGTTTTAGATTTTTTACGACCACCATGCCAAAATTGTTTTTTACCAATATAGTACTGATTAGTTTCTTTATTTTCTATACAATACACAAACCCAAACCAATCACTAGGTTCAAATTTTTTATTGTATATCCAATGCCCTTTATCTGTTGACATAAGCATTGTACTTTTCTTTTGATAAACTAAAATGATCGTTTTCTTTACGCCAAATATGAAGCAGCTTACCGTTAGCTAACATATAAGCATGACCTTCTTCTCCATAAAAGTCTGCATAAGCTTTACACACAACTTCTTTTCTTTCATATGGAAAAATAATACCTTCAAGCATTTTTTCAGCTTTTTTAGCCCCAATCCCAGGAATCCCTGGTATATTGTCTACGCTGTCGCCCATAAGTAATTGTTTCCAATAGAAATAATCTGCATAATCACCCTCAATTATATAAGGTTCTCTTTTACGAGGATTGTAGTGAAGACCTTGGATACAATCTAAATCTTTATCTACAGTAACAATTGCATAAGGTTGTTTACATTCGTTAGCCCAAATGCGAACCATATCATCTGCTTCACAATTGTCTGTTAATATACAACCTTCATACTCATTTACAACATCTGATTTCAAATCTAAGAACCATTCTGGTCTTGTTGATTTTGACTTTGATCGATTAGCCTTATACTCATTATATATATCTACTCGAAAGTTGTCAGGGCCACCTAAAGCCATAACGTAATCTGTTGTAAAAAGATCTTCTAATATAGAATCAAATAAACTATCAAAATTTTCTCTTGCTTCTTCTTTGGTTTCTGCACCCCATATACTAATATATAAAAGTACATCACCATCAACAATAGCTAACATAGTAGCTCCTTTATATTGTTCTTTAACGTCAGGTATTATTTACTCTTCGTTTTCTTCAGATTCCATACCTCTACGAACTAGCTCAAGAAAGCCCATGTTAAAGATTTGAGCAAAAGTTTCTTTGTCAAGATCTAATTCTAATGTTGCAGAACCGTCTTCATGTTCATCAATAGAAACAACATGAATGCTATGTACTTCACTTTCCCTTTTACTTTCCATTTAAAGCTCTCCTTTCAAGCTTGTTAATATTAGCTAACATAATATCACCTAAGTCTAAACCCGCATTATCAGCCAAAATAGTAACATACCACAGTAAGTCACCTAGTTCTTCAATAAGGTTTTCACGGCTAGTAGCATTACACACTTCTTCTACTTCTTCACGAAGACCTGCCTTTAAGTTTTGAGCATGTACATGAGTATCTCCGTAAAAGGTTAAAGCTAATTCTTGGTATAATTCCTTACCGATTTTCATTTGTTTTCCTTACTATCTGGAACATACCTTCAGGGCTGTCTAATGCTACACATATATCTTTTAATTGTTGCCAAGTAAGACAAATAACGTCAAATTCATTTTTATACTCTTGATATTGTCTAATCCAAACATTACTATCATCTCCAACGATTACTTCGACATCTTCTTGACTATCGTCTTCAGACAGTACTGTAATCACTGCTGCATCTTTTTCAAATTCTACTGTAAACATTAATCACTTTCTGAAATTGCTTGATTATATCCTTCTATATAGCCATCTTCTTTACCTTCATCATAACCTACATCTCGTCCAGTTTCATAACCCTCATCATACATTTCTTCATATTCAGTTATACTATTTCTATTATCAACATTTAAAACTTCTAAAATTTCAGTTTCTAATTTGTTAAAAAGCTGTTTAACTTTTAAACTAGGAGTTTCATTTTGAAAGCTTAACTCATCAAAAAATTTATCAAATTTTGTACGAACTAACTCATTCAAAGATACTGTAATCATAAGTTTATCCTTTTGTTAACTTTTCTAAGTCTCTTGTTATACTGCCGTTTAATTTTCTTTAAATGACCTCTAGACCAATTAAGAAACTTTCTTGATTTACTAAAGGCATCATACTCATCACCACCTTTAGTAGGTATACGTTTATTCATTCTTGCTTAACCTTTGCATTTTTATATAAGCAGCTGTTAATTGCTGTTGTAACTCTCTAACGTTATTTTCTAATATTTTTATTTTATTAGCTTGAGCTACAATAATTTTTCTATTTTTTTCAGATTCCATTTCATCAGGTAGCATTTTTTTCTTTTTCCTTTTGATACCAATCTCTAACAAAATATAGATAGTTATTTATTGTGTCATCGTTAACATAGCCTTCTTTAATCCATGCTCTAAAAACTTTTTCATGATCTTTAGTCAGTGTAGTTGGGCTTGACTTTGTAGTGCTCATGTATGCTCCTTTTCACGTTAGCTTTCATGCGTTTAACTTCTAAGGCGTGTTGATATTCAGGCTTGTCTAGTAATACTTCCATAAATTCTTCAATAGCTTCTATTCTAGCTTCTAAAGATTTTTTAGGGAAGTTACCAAAGGGATCGTGCATATTAGCTATTGCTCTTTCTTTAGCTCTGTTTCTTTCGTCATCAGTCATCGGTCTAATGGACGTCATAATAGTCATCTCCTAACTATATTTAACTACTTTGTCTAGTGTTCTTGTAATTTTAATTACACGAAGTTCAACAGGTGTCCATCTTTCAGATAACAGTGCAGCTTCATACTCTGCTTCGTCCTTTTCATAATGACCATAA